TAAAGAAACATTTGGTTCTCGTCACATTTATATTGAAAACCAAGAAGATGTATTGGATTTATATCTAATGTCAAAAATTAAAAACAATATTATCGCAAATTCGTCCTTTTCTTGGTGGGGAGCTTGGTTGAGTGAGTTGGAAGACAAAAAAGTTTTGACACCACCTGTTTGGTTTGGACCAAAGAACACACATTTAACAATGAAAGATTTGATTCCTGATTCTTGGGAAATGGTTGAATAATGATAAAAGATATTGAAAAGTTTATCAAAAACATTCAAAAAGATGATGAAGGTCATGTTCTAATGAACATGGTTGATAACTCTATTCTTCATGATAGTTTTTTGGAATCTGCTCTACGATGTAGCGCACCTCTATATGAAAAGAAGCCTGACAATGTAAGATATGTTAAGAACCAGACAAAGTGGGATGGCATTACTGTATTTACAGACAAAATGCTTGCAGCCGTGGATCAAGTGGATTCGCCGGTAAAGGTGGCTTGGCTCATTGAACCATATGATTTGATACCTTATATGTATGATCAGATTAAAACAATTGAAGACAAGTTTGATTTTGTGTTTACTTATGAAGAAACTTTATTAAAACACAATCCTGACATTTACAAGTTTCATCCTTGCGATTGCTCTGGAATTGAGTTTCATAGTCACAAATTACACGAAAAAACTAAACTGGTATCAATGATCTACTCGGAAAAGACTTGGTTGTTTGGACATAGGCTGCGACACATTATTGCAAAGACTTTAATACCTCAGATGGGCTATGACAAGATTGACTTCTTCGGCAGAGCCACCGAGAACCCCCTGGAGTTAAAATCAGAGGGCACCAACCCCTATATGTTCCAAATCGCCATTGAAAACGCTCAGAGACGCTTTTATTTTGCTGATAAAATATATGACTGCTTTGTTACAGGCACGGTTCCAATTTATTGGGGTGCTCCGAATATTGGTGACTTTTTTGATATGCGAGGTATTTTAATTTTTAATCACCCAAATGAACTCAAAGAAATATTGGAAAGCTTGAGTCCAGAAAAATATGCGTCGATGCTTGATGGGGTAAAAGAAAACTTCGAGAGAGTTAAAAAATATATCAGACCAGATGATCTTTTATTTGAAAACATTGTTGACAGATTGAGGGAAAGAGGATAATGGGACATGTGATTAATAATTTTAGTGTTGATGAATATCCATTTCATGATATTGTAGCAAAATTATTTGAAGTTGATGATTTATCTGGTGTACACCTTTTGGACCTTGATCTTACAAAACAAAAGCTCTTGGTTCAAGAGAATGAGGCAGAAACTTTTTTTCACAAGACATTTTATAAAAGGTTAAATGAAGGTTGGGTAGAGCTAACTGATGCTTACGAGGGTTTTATTACTAATGAGCTTTCTAAACACATCAAGGGACCATTTGTATATCAGAAGACGCCTACTTTCAGGGCTCATGTGCCAAACCAGACCGCTGTATCAAAATGGCACTTTGATAGTGACCCAAATCACGGACACCCTGATTGGGAAATTAATATTCAAATTCCATTGACTGAGATGAGAGATACCGCTGCCACCTGGGCTGAAACAGTACCAGGTTTGGGTAATTACCAGCCCATGAATATGGGATATGGCGAGTATGTTATTTTTGATGGCAACAGGTGTACACACGGAAACTATCCAAATGAAACGGGCAAGACAAGAGTTAGTTTTGATTTTAGAATTATTCCTTGTCGCAAGTATGATGGCTTTGAAAACAACACCTACACAACATTTAAGCTGGACTTTATTGATGATGAATCAGAGCACGGCGACATTACACGCCTAAACCGCCCTACAAGCTTTTACGGAAGAAAGTGGGACACAAGCCCAGAGGGATATTACAGCTTTTGTGAGAATAAAGAATGAAATACGATCCATTTAAAGAATATGCAATTGATCAACTAATTTCTGAAGGTCTTATTGAAGATGCTTGGGATGCTGTAGATTTATTTGAACGCACTATCGCAGAGTATGCAGGCAGTAAATACGCCGTAGCAATTGATAACTGCACAGACGCTTTGTTTTTATGTCTAAAATACTTGAAATGTGATGAGAAACAGGATATTATATCCATACCCAAGAAAACATACGCTTCTATTCCTATGGTCATCCACAACGCTGGTTGCCGATATAAGTTTGAAGATGTGCCCTGGTCTGGGCTTTATCAGCTAAAACCTTATCCTATTTATGATTCTGCTTTGCGGCTGAGTAAAGGCTGTTACATTCAGGACTCTTTTCAATGTATTTCTTTCCACAGAAAAAAGATTTTAAAATTAACCAAGGGTGGTGTCATTTTGACTAATGACCCCGAGGCAGTTGAGTGGTTTAAAGCTGTGCGATGTAAAGGGCGCCATCCACATAAAAAATACTTTTATACTGAAGAAAAGTTTGATTTAATGGGCTGGAATATGTATTTGCATCCTGAAGATGCAGCTAAAGCCTATTTAATACTCAAGCAACTTCCTGAACACAATGAGGATGGTGGCAGTCATGAGACTTATACTGACCTTACAGAACACGAAGTTTTTAGAAAACACGAGGGTTAAAAATTGAAAAACGCATATTTGTTTGAAATCAACGATATTATCGCAAACCAAATTAAGCTTCCATATAGCACAGGTTTAATTTGGTCTTATTGCATTTTGAATGAGGAAATTAAAAATAACTATGACCTTGCAGGGTGGTTTTACTATCGTGAAGATCAGGAGGATATTTTAGCTAAAGTTAAAGACCCTCATGTGATTGGATTTAATTGTTTTGTTTGGAATTATAAATACAACAAACAAGTTGCTGAAGAAATTAAAAGAAGATTCCCAGATTGTATTATTGTCTTTGGTGGTTGGCAGCAACCGATTGCCGATAGAAGCCAAGGGTTTTTTGAAGAACATCCATACGTCGATATTATTGTTCATGGCGAGGGTGAAATTGCATTTGAGGAAATATTGGTCGAGGCTCTTAAGGATAAGCCTGATTGGAAATCAATTACGGGCTGTTCGGTTCCTAATGAGGATCGCACAACATTTGTAACCCCTCCACGAGCAAGAATTGCTGATATTGACGCAATGCCAAGCCCTTATCTTGATGGGTTATTTGACGAACTTTTAGAAAAAGCCGATCATGATTATGCGTTGGAATCTACAATTGAGACCACCAGAGGCTGTCCTTATTCTTGCACATTCTGTGAAATTGGAACAAAATATTACAGCAGAGTAAAAAGACAATCTTTTGAAAAAGTTAAAAAAGAAATTGATTGGATTTCAGATCATAAAGTAGAATTTATTTATAATGCAGATTCTAATTTTGGTATGTTCCCAGAACATTTAGATATTACAAGATATATGGTTGATAAAAAGAAAGAAACCGGATATCCTGGCAAACATCGTTGCGATTGGGCTAAGAACAAAGGTGACAAAGTTATTCCATTGGCTAAAATATTCACAGAAGCCGATATGGACAAAGGTATCACTATTGCCCTTCAGTCTATGAATCCAAAAGTTCTTAAAGCAATCAAAAGGCAAAATATTGACAGCGGTAAGCTTGAGAAATTTCTCGATATGTATAATGAGGAAGAGCTTACCAGCTATGTTGAGTTGATTTTGGGACTTCCAGAAGAAACGCTTGATAGTTTTATGGATGGCGTCTGCCAAACTATGGAACTGGGTCAGCACAACTACATTGGAATTTATTCCCTGACCGCTCTACCTAATACCCCTTTTGGAGATCCTGAATATATTAAAGAATATGGTCTTAAAGTGCTAAACACCTATACAGCGTTTAATCACTATGACATTACCGAGGAAAATGAGTTTGAGAGAGAGCACATGATCGTAGGAAGCAATGCGATGTCTTTTGAGGAATATAAAGAAGCCCACCAATTTAGATGGTCTGTTATGTTTGGTCATTATCTTGGTGTCGTTCAATATATTTCTAGATATCTCCGAGCGACAAAAGATATTACCTATAGGAAATTCTACGAGGAGTTCTTAAAGTTTATGAGACAAAATCCAGATACTTTTCTTGGTAAAGAACTTCAATCAACAATTGAAAACCTTGATGCTGTCTTGGATGTAAAGCAGCCCTGGGGTAGAATTATTGACGATGTGAGACAGAATTTTGCCTGGGACTTTGAAGAAGCGACAGCAATAGAGTGTATCAAAAATCAAGACCAGCTTTATGGTGAGGTTAGAGAGTTTCTGAAGAAACATCTTAATATTGAATATACTGAGGAAATCGCAGAATTGTTTAGATATCAGAGACTTGGACTTGTCGATCCACGGGTTACATATCCTATTCAGGAAACATTTAAATATAATATTCATAATGTCATTCATGGAAAGTTTAAGCCAAGACAGGTTGATACAACTGTCTCATTTGATGCTGAAAACTATAAAGGCGATTATTACAAATGGGGTGTTGAAAAGCTTTGGTGGGGCAGGCGTGTAGGCGCTTGTAAGGCGAAAGCACAATATGTCAAATAAATGGACTTGGGAAACAGCCCATCTTTCACCGGGTGCGGGTGTCGTCGTCGTTAAAAAAATAGATGGAGAATGGCATACTTTTGCAATGTGGGCAAGAGGAGGTTATGATATCCCAAAAGGACATCTCGAAGACGGGGATACATATCTTGAAACTGCCATTCGTGAATGTGAAGAAGAATGTGGAATAAACGACTTAAATTTTCAATGGGGCACAGGCAGTATTAAGTTAGATAATTTGCGTGTATTTGTTGCCTCTACTGAACAAGAGGGGCAGATAGTCGCCAACCCACATACGGGCATATACGAGCACGAAAAATGTGAGTGGCTAACATTTGAAAAAATGAAATATCATACTTACAAGTATTTGGTTCCCGGTATATGGTGGGCAGAAGCAGCGACAAATAAATGAGAATAGAAATAAAAGACATATTAGATCGGCACAAAGATATGCCCTGTGCAATCACAGCACATGGACCAAGCTTAAATTTAAGTAAACAAAAGATCATTGAGCTACAGCAAACCAAACAACTCTTGAGATTATCAGTTAATAACTGGTGGGATTATTTTACCAATGCTCCTGATTATTGGATCCTGTCAAGTTCTGAACATGCATTTCCGATGAGAATACTTTTTGATATTATTAAGAATGCAGGCTGTCCTATTTTTTATTCTGACGATGGTGATTGGACCCCAAAGGAGACAATAGACCAAAAGGTGGATGGAGAGTGGCTTGTATACGACCAGCGTCACTGGGAGGGTAAAACTTGCATAGAGATCTTAAAACAATTTAAATCTCACTACGAGCAAAATAAAAATTTTGAGTTTAAGAGATTTGGCAATAACGAAGTTATGTGGCATCCTCCTCGATGTTATACAAATTCAGGACACGCGCTTGATGGCAAGTGTTGTGCACAAAACAATCCGCCAAGAACCACCCTGCAAGAATACCTTCAAAATTTAACAGGTGCCAGCCAACATTACAGCACAGGCGATACTGTATCAATGCATGCCATCGCATTTGCGATTATTATGGGGTGTAACCCAATCTATGTCTCTGGACTTGACTTGGACTACAACAAAGGCTATGCTAACTCTGACAAAGACGATTGGAAAGTTAAAGCGCAAGGTCCAAACGCTTGGACACCAGTTCGTGAAAACTTACAAAACGATATCCGTGTGTTAAGTGAGAGTGCCAAGAAGCGAGGCATAAAAATCATAAACCTGAATCCAGACCCCTGGTATGATAGTTTTGAGGTCGGTGAGCTAAAATGAAAATTATTATTCCTGCTAGAAAAGGCTCTAAGGGTCTGCCTGGTAAAAATGCCATATTGATTAACCACACCTTGTCCACGATACCAAATTATGTAAAGGATAGCGTCATTATAACGACCAATGATGGAAAGGTGATCGATCAATCCGCAGGATATCAGATATTGCTTAGAGACAATGAATTATCCGGCGATGACGTTAGTACAAAAGATGTTTTATCAAATGTATTACAGCAGTATAATATTCCAGATGAAGAAATTATAATGATGTTATACTTGACTTATCCAGAGAGAACTTGGACCGATATTGAAGCAGCACTAAATTTTTTTATTGACAACAAAGCCAAGTCGCTTCTCTGTCGAGTCGAGCCAAAAAGCCATCCTTATCTTTGTATGTTTAGTGAAGATGGTAATAAAGGTAAGCAAATTGTAGAACACAATCTGTATCGCAGGCAAGATTATCCAGAGTGTTTTGAACTAAG